CGTCTGTACCTGTACAAACACAGACATAACAGGGAGGAGATTTGTTCCGATAAACTCCTTAAATTCTTCCTGTGCTGCTTTCAGCGACCTTGTGGAAGATTCATAGGAACCCATACTCCGAACGCAGTCCCCGACAGCATCCGGAGATTGTCTCAGGATGGCATTGTAGTTGACCTGCATCTTTTCAAGCTGTGTCAATTTGTCATAAGTTCCACTCAGCCCCATTGCCGCCATCGTCTCTGCTCTTGTGGAGTCATTTAAGACAGCTCCTAACGTCTTGGCAGCCTCGCTCTCACCCATAACTGCCTTCGTCATGGCATTGACCGCCACGTCTTCGTCTTGATTGGCGAACGACGCAATATCGAGAGCCAGACTTGTCATTTCCTCGGAGAGTTTTGCACCTTCATCTCTTGTCATACCAAAGCCAACTAACAGGTTTTGCTGGTCTGCCAAGTAGGTCTTAATTGTATTCTTATTTCTCCCGACGGAATCCGCAAAATTTTCTGCCCACTCGTCTACTTCGCCAGAAAGACTGTCGAACACGGTATTAAATTTGTTCTCCATCTCCTGCACGTCAGACGCCGCCGCAACGCAGTCACTGGCGAAAGAAGAAAGTTTTGTAACAGAAAAGGCAACCGCTACTGTTCCTAACAGTTTGGTTGCCATGTTCTTCAATCCTTTTATACTGTTTTCTGCTGCACTGACGCTGTTGTTATCGACTTCCACGCCAAACGCCACGCAGATATCACGAATTGTCACTTATCAAGACCTCCTTTCCAGTTCGTCAGTCCTCCCTTTCTCGATGTCAAGCTGCATCTCATACAGAGCATACAGCTTTAACATTTCGTCAAGAGTGTACACCTCCTGCAACTCCGTCATGGATACCATGCCGGCTTTGATGAGGATATAGCACCGAAGTTCCAACTCGCTAAATTGTGAATAGTCAAATTTGCCATATTTTACAATATCTTTAGCTGCGTCTTCGCTGCTTCCTGTTCGGCTTTCCCATATAGGGCAGCGAGTTTCCCGAAAAAACCTTTGTAATTTAAGTTGATGACATGGACGCATAGAACAAACATGTCCTGCACATTTCCACAGAACACTTCGTTCGCAAGGTCTTTATCAAGAACCTCCTGTTGTTGCTCACCCTCGTCATCTTCGTACTCAACAACAATGTGACCGCCAAGAAGGAGCTTCTTCATAACTTCCTCCAGCTTATCACCATCAATGTCAATGCCGCCAAAAGTACATTGCGACAGTTTTTCTGCAATCTTTTCTACATCCATATCCATGATGTTTCCCATTCCTGCCAGCGGAGCAACAGCACCAACCAAGGGAGAAAGCACACTTGCCAACTCCCCTGTGAGGTTTGATGCCTTAAATGCCGGAAACGGTCTGATGTAAAAATGGTACTCGCCAACTTTTACCTTTTTGGGTTCCATCTGCTTTAATGCCATGATTCATACCTCCTGTTATTTGTATTGTCCTTCGCCGACTGCAATCTCCCACTCACGGTTGCCCTGCGTCTTTCCTCTAGCCCATGTCGCAGGTTTGGTTACCCATGCGACGGAACCGGTGAACTTCTCTTTGCCAATCAGGTCGGAAATGCTGACGCTGAATGTACCTGTGCCGTCTTTGTGGTCTTTATCATACATCTTCTGTAGATATGCATTTGTAGATGAGCCCTGCAACAGAGATACCTTGACGGTATACAGATTGGATGCGTCAATGCTTCTGGCAACCTCTCCATCTGCACCTACTACATAGGACGTGCCGTCCCCTGCCGGTTCGATTGTAATGAAAGAATCATCTGCAAAACCTGATACCGGATGATTCCCAAAGGCGCAGGTTACTTTTCTCGGATTGTATGTACTTACTTTAGCCATAATGTGTTATCCTCCTTTCTTAGACGGTTAAATTGCCGCCAATTTCTACAACATGGATTGCCCCTGCCAGTTTGGCAGACCATTTGCACCCTGTCAGCTTTCTTGCCTGCTTGTCCGCTGAGGTGACGTCAGACGCTGTCGGAACGGTCACGGTATAACCATAAGTTGCATTGCCGTCGTCATCGTACTCTGTCGGTGCAATGCCTCCGATATCCTGAGCGTCTTTCAGTGTCGCATCCATCGTACCACCGATAAGACCGATTCCTGCGTCGGTAAACGGCACTTTCTTGTTGACTTTCAGCACATTGAATACATTGACCTGTAGTTCATTTTGCAGCCAGTCACGGAAACGGATGACATCAATCCATTCGCCGGAAAGCATACAGCCGCCGATAAGGCAGTTACACCCTGCATATCGCAGGAAACGGTTGATGTTGAGGTCTTCCAGTTTCTTTTTCTGACTGCTGGTAAGTTTGGAAGGAACAATGCTTGCCAGTTCCTTGAGGTTCCACGTCTCTGTTCCAGGGTCATACCCGAAACATTTCGCCATAGCTGCCAGTGCCGCGTACTGATTCTCGACAGGTTGCTCACTCTCGCTGTATCCATCTGCAAGTCCTGAGAATACACCAAAGGTACGGTAGTAACTGAAATTCTCGACGGGGCAAGCGTCAATGTCGGTATACTCAAAGCCGAAGATTTTCTCGTTCGCCTCCGTCCATTTTATTGCCGCCTGAATGTCTTCTGCATCCTTGAAACTTGTCAGGTGGATTCCATAGAAAGACACCTGTGCATTTGCTCTTGCGAGTACGTCAGCGATGCCTTCGTAGGTGTCATCTTCCTCCGATGTCTTGGAGCGGACAATAAAGTAGACGCTGTCCGGTGACGGACTTTGTGCAAACGCCACGGACGCCGCCTGATATGCTGCACTCTCCGTGGTAAATCCATACTCCAAGAGTTCATCTGCCTTGCTGATTGCCATAGCTCCGGTGATGGTGCTTTCTCCATCTGCCTCCGGTGCCGGAACAACAAGCAGGATAGAGTCAAAGGTTTCATCACTGGAACCCGGACTTGAAATTTCAATATCGCACTTGACGATATCATCTAATGGGTTGTTAATCATTCTTGTTTACCTCCTTCATATGCTACTTCTGTGATTTCTGCTCTTTCAATGTAGTCAGTGGAGACATCCATGTCGGATGCGCCGCCACCTGATGCATTTGGTATGTTGTGACCTCCGATTCCATAAGGTCCATCTGCCTCCAAAGCAAAAGATACCGTCACCTCTGCCATGGCACGGTAACGGTACTTGCTGTCATTCTGCAATCCGGTCAAATCTCTTACGGGTGGCTCAAGAGCAATATCCAAGCCATACCCTGCTAATTGGTCAACGACTGTATCAGATTCAAGGAAAAGAAAGAAATCACCTAAATCACTTGCCGCCGTGTTTGCATAGTTTCCAGTCACATTCTCTGCCACCGTAACTGCTTTTCCCTTGGTATACAGATTTACTTCCAGTATGGTACTGCAAGGATAATACCTGTTTCCGTCATCGTTCACGATTGGAAACCGAGTCTTGTTGATGTTTCCTACTTTCAGCGTCACGTAGGGCAAATCCGGTTTTGTATTTACCTGCTCCGCCCAAATAATTGTTGCGCCTCGGAAAAACTCAGCAGTGACATCGTAGATAACCGACTTCACATCTTCCAGATTCATTCTTCGTCCTCCTCGTTCGGAGCCTCCTCTGCATCAAGGCACTGAATAAACTCTGCTGTCCAGTGTCGCAGGGGAGTGTTCTCACTCAGTCTGCTTGATTGACATTCAAACCACTTTCCCTGAAACCAGACACGGTCAGCTTTCTGCTTTTTTCGCTCATCTTCTACCAAGATTTCATAATCACAAAACACTTTCAGTCTCTGTGTTGATTCTCTTCCGTCTGGAGTGGTTTCCACTATGTCCTCTAACGTCTGTATGTCCATAGGGAGCCTTTTGTCCTCATAAGGTATAGAAGAATACCCTTGAACAAATTTAGGCTCTGAATAACGCCTGAGCGTGTAATTTTTCTTGAGGAAATTCATCAGTTGCCACTTCCTTTCTTCTTGATTTCATAATTGACTGATTTTCTCATTCCACCTGTGTCAATCAATGGTTTTGATGAGCCTTTCTTTTTTATGGTCGATTCTGCATTTGGAGTGAAACTGCCGTCTGTTATCTTCTCCTGAATAAGGTCTTTCTGAAAAATCCCTATATCCTCAAGAATCTGTTCGGCTGTCGCTCCGTTTAGGATATCCTGCTTTTTCTCCTGCAGGAAACTGTTGATTTTCGATACATTGTCATCCACACTCATTCGCAGGAACGGACGAGCCGGAATATGCACGGTTCCAAGTTCATTCCATGCTGCAATGTCGCAGATGTCTGTGCCGTCTTCCTCTGTAGCTTTGCCATGTTGGAATCCAATACGCACTTCCTTGTCTGCAAACTCCTTGAGCATTTTCTGAAACTTTACTCCGTCCGGTGTTATCCTGTCTGTGGTTCTTGAACTCATTAAGCCTCACCTGCAGACACAATCGGTATGATTGCATTTCTCCGGAGAGTAAGAAACTCCAAGCCATATACGGTTAGTGCATATTCCGCATCGACTTGGAGATTCGTCTGCTGTCCGGTTGTGTAGCTGATTGATGTTTCACCCTCTGAGTATGAGCCTACCCTGAGTGAGTCTGCGATAGTTCCTGTTCCGGTGTCTCCATATCCATTCATTTTCAACTTATGTGCGGTCAGATACGCCAATGCCTTTTGATATGACGCACCGAACCGCTTTTCACTGATTTGGTCTGCATACAGACTGATAAAGGATTTAACACCGTACTGAGTGATATTTCCTGCTTCGTCCACAACATTCTCGTCCGGTATGCTGTCAAATTCCTTTGCAACCATCCGGAATATTTCTAAGGCATCCATGCAAGCCACCTCCTCAACTTATTTGCTGAGAGCAGCCTTTACCTTTTTGCGAACATCTGCCTGGTCTTTGCACTCTGCCGGATTGATGCCGAGTTCATTGGCAAGAGCAGCAACATCCTCATCGGATGCAGTTTTGAGGGATGCCAATTTTGCTTTTCTCTCCTCCTCTGCTTTTGCTGTAGCTTCCGCTTCTGCCTGCTCCTTTTCGGCTTTCTTTTCGGTGTCTGTCTTTTCAACAGTTTTCGCCTTTCCTGACAGGGTGATTAAACCTAGATTCTTATACACTTCCAAGATAGGGCTTCTCTCAAATGCGGGCGGTACTTCCTTTGTTTCCTCCGGAAGCACCGTCACATCGCCAACTCCGATAACCTTTTCTGATTTGTTTGTTATTTTTACTGCCATGTCGTTTTTTCTCCTTTCAAATTTACACGCCAACTGCAATGAGTGCGGACATTGGATAGTAGATGATAATACCTGCAACACGTTCCTCACACGGAACGATAACCTCAAGGTTTCTGTTCTGTAACGGATACTGGTAGAAATTCATCGGAATTTCAAGACTGAACTTATCAGATGAATTTGTGTACAACAGCATTACATTTTTGCCATAAGGGTTTGTGTCCTCTGCATCAGACTCCAACTCCGGAGCGGATACAATGTCCTTGAGATATGGTGCATTCTCCAACAGGAACTTCTTCACCGTATATCCGGTGTTCGGAATCTGTCTGGTGGAAATGTCGATGTAGACGCTGTGAGGCAGCATCAAGGTGTCTGCTTTCTCAACACCCTTGGTGATTTTCGCCTGATATGCAAACATTCCGTTGATGTCGTCGAGAATCTGCATTGCTGATTTCTTTGTGAAATCTGTGTACTTCTCTCCATCAACCTCCACCTCGCTTAGTGTATAGAGAGGAATGTTGTTGTCAGTAGACAAGATTCCAACAATGTCATGCTCCTTGTCTCCTGCAAAGGCAATGATGTTGGTTGTGTGGTCGATGGCATATCTCGCAGCCTCAGCACGACGGGTATCAAGAGACTTAC